ATGCATTAGACCCATCAGCGCCATTTACTGATTCTTATTGGGAAAATCGCGGTTGTGAATGGTTCTGGTCAGATGATTACTTATTGTAAATCAAAGGCTTAATATATAACATTGCGTATAATGTATAATATGTTAATAAAATCAATAACTTAGCGAATTATTATGAAGAATATAACAGCAATAAACGGGGATATGCAAGTGGAATGTCCTAAATGTTATTCGTTATTTCATAAAGGTTTTTTGCCTTTTCACTTAAACAAGTGTCTAGGCTGAGGGTTTAGAAAGTGGCAAAGGTTTGCGATTTTGTCGATGAGGTTACAAATCAATGCCTCCAGTGGTCTACCTTACAGGTCTCTTGGCTTGATGAGATAAACCAACTTTCTAATGCACAGGTCAATGATCTATTAACCAAAATTGTAGGTTTTTGGCTTTTGTGTTGGGGCTACAAGGCTCTATTGAAATTCATCGAATCACGTTACTAAAACTAAGAGGTTACATCATGGAAAACAATCAAAACGGTGTTGCTGTACCACAACAAACAGCTAAACAAAAAGTTTCAACTTTAACCAATCGTGTTGCTGCTGTTGGCGTAACGCTACTTGCTACTGGTGTAGCTATGGCTGCTGAAGATTACACAATTGACGTTGGAACAATTGCGGTAACAGGTCTTGCAACTGCTGCTGCGGGTATCTTTGCTGTAAAAGCTTCGCCATCAATGATGATGTGGGGCTACCGTAAGATTCTCGGTTTTATTGGCCGTTAATTTTAACTCCTCCTTGCACAATTGCGTGCGAGGAGGAGCTTGCCGACCGTCCGACGCACGCAATGTGCTAAAGGTATATAAATGACGACCCTATATATAATCGTTGCTCTAGTCGGTTACGCAATCATCATCGTATAGGTGGCTATGATGTTAAAACGACTAAAAGTCTATTTTCTCAGTTTCTCAATCGCTGTTTCCCCAATCTTCATTATTCAAAATGCGAATGCTTCGACCCTTGCGGGTGGATCAGGTTGGCGTGTCGCTTCAACTGTTGCCAATGGTATTGGTGTGACTGTGAATGGTGCTAAAGATGTTTTGATCAATGGCGCAAAAAAAACCGTTACTGGTGTTGCGAATGTAACCCCAACTGCGGGACAAGTTGGTAAGTTCATGGGGAAAAATTTAGCAGGTGCTGCTGTTGTTGGTGTAATGGATTTACTCCTTGATGGTGCTGATTATGTCCTTGATCCTGCCAATAACACCGTTACCTATAACAAAGGTGAGAACGACATATTAGGTACAGGAATACATGTACAAGGTGTTTATGGTTCTTCAGCAAGTCAAGCTTGTAAGAATTATATTAATAAACTACAAACAGCAAATAAAACCTATAAATATCAGTATTCTTCAGTAACAAATGTCGTACTCAATTCAGGAACATTATACCAATTTACTTGTAAATACCTTTTCGATTCTTATCCAACTGATTCAGATACCACCATGTATCCCGGTTCAGCTACTGGTTTCATACAAAATCCACAAAATGTTGAACAGCAAAAAATTACTATTCCTTTAGTTAATTTGGGTTCTCAAGTTATTGAACAAGCTCAAGAAGAAGTTAGAACAGGGAACCCCGCTGTTCCAATTGCTACACCAGTAACTCAAGCTGCTGCAACTGCTGTAGTTGGTGAAGCTGCTACAGATGAAACACAAGCACGACCTATTACTGCTGAATTAGACAAATCTGCTGCTATTCCAACTGATGAAACTGCTGTAGGTGAAATTGCACCTCCAACGACCAATCCCGATACTGGTGAAGTTAAGCCTGGTTCTATTTCATTAGACTTTCCAGTGTTCTGTTCATGGGCACCGTCTATGTGTGTTCTTGCTGACAAGGTTCAAGAAGCAATTGTTGATGCTAGGGATTATTTAAAAGAAGAACCTATATCGGAAGCTTCAACTGAGGTTGAATTTGAAGAACCGAAAGAGCCCGAACCACAAAAAGAATATTTCCGTTGGGGTGGTCAATGTCCTTTCTCAAAAGATTCTGAAACGATCAAGTTAAATGATGAATCAACAGAAGTGGATTACGACTTAACGTCTTGGTGTGACATGGCTACAGAAGTTAAGCCCTTTGTACTTGGTGCGGGTGCTATAGCTTCTCTAATGATTGTCAGTGGCACTGGTATGGGTCGAGGTGAAGACTAATGTGGGCATATTTAGCAAGATTCACTGAATGGTTAATGAAAGGCTCTGTTAAAACAGCTTTGGCAGGTGCAGGCCTTGGATTAGCGTCTGCGGGTATGTCATTAACCATTGTTCAACAGTATTTAGAAAAAGTTCAACAGTATGGCAATTCAATGGCTGGTGATGCACTGGCGTTATTGTCCTTATCGGGTGCAGATGTTGCCCTAAGTATGATTATTGGCGCAATCATGGCTAAGTTCGCTATGAATGGGGCTAAAGTGGCATTAGTGAGAAAACAATGAGTCACGGTCTATTAAGATTAATTACAGGAAAAAAAGGTGCTGCCAAATCACTTTGGACAGTCGATCATGCATTTAAAGAATATGAAAAAAATCCTGAGCGTGATTACTTTTCGGATATTGATGAATTAAAACACTCAGGCTTTAAAGTCGCTCCAGAGGATTGGCGAGAAGTACCTGATAACTCATTGGTTATTTATGATGAAGTACAGTTCAAACTGTTATTTTCACGACATAATAATAAACGTGATACACAGATTCTCGAACTTACAACCATGCGTAAGCGTGGTATTACCATTTGGATCATTACGCAGAAAGCACGATTCTTAAATGCGGATGTATTGGGTCTAGTCGATGAGCATGTGCATTTAGAGCGAAATGGAAAGTATTCTTCAAAGGTTTTCATCTTTCAAGATGCTGAACTGATGATTACTAAGACCAAGAAACTTTTTGCATTTGAAAAATATGTTTATGCTCACCCTAAGCACTTATGGGGTTTTTATAAATCTATTGAAGATGGGGCTAAACATGACACCAGTCGTTCATATGTGAATAAAGGCGTTGTCTCAGTCTTAATTACGCTTGTCCTTGCGTTTGGTTTTGGTGGTTATTTTATTTATAAAAGCCTAGGTGGTGGCGTAAAAGTTGGAGGTGAAGAAAGTGCTAAGAATGTTGAAAAGAATCCTATTGCGGGAGCTGATGTACAGGATAAGGAAACTGCTGCAAAGACTGCTCAACTCGTTGAATCGATAAGAACTTGTCAAAGTCAGTTTGGTTGGACATTTGATCAGTGTAAACAGGCTTATGATACCGAAACAGAAGTAAAGCGAACTGAAGCACTAGAGCAATCAACAGGCAATAATATGGAACAAGTTGTATTTACATACAATGCTAATAAGCCTTTTGAAGCATCATACACAGCTATGAATGAACCTACTGATTTTCCAAAGTTTTCGGGCTGTATGAAGAAAAACGGTAAATATGTTGCTTACACACAACAAGGTACGATTTTACATGATGTATCAACTTCGGATTGTAGACGTGTAATAGATGACGGTGACCGACCTTTCAATTATTATGCTGAAAAGAAAGAAATTAAACCTGTTAGCCCTCAAGATGATGACAATTACAAAAAAGCATATTCAGAAAATATTGCTCGTTTGGATGCTGAACGTTATGCAAAGTCACTTAATGCAGAGGTACAGGCTGAACCATTGGATATGAATCAATCTCGAACGTCATTAATTACTGGAGCGAATTCGCTATGAAAATATTAGTTAAATTGGTTTGGGGCTTAGTGTGTGCATCTTCAGTTATAGTTATTGTGCCAACGGCACTATATTGCTTGTCTAGAATATTTTATGTTTTTCAAGACTTATTTATCTATTATTTCAATTACCTACAAAATTATTTTGGCGAAACTTCTGCTGCACTGATCGCTATAATTAGTTCAATACTTTTTATCTTTGGATTGCTTTGTGCTGTATGTTACGCATTTGAATCTAAACCCAAGGAGTTTACACAATGATTGATTATGAAAAATGAATTTTTCCTCCTTGATTACAGCTCCCTTATGATCAATCACTGTCAGATCAGAGCGTCCGTATGGCGCGAACTGATTTAATAAGATCAAATCTTGATATGAGATACGGTAGTGAGGGAAGTTGAGTGAAAATTTTTCCTATGAGTCGAATTAAGCTCACGAGGAATCAAGGCTCACGATAATTTTTGAAATCAGCAAGGCTCACGGAATATGGGCGGGCGGTTTTCCCAGCATTATTCCGAAAGATGCAGGCATTTTGATAAAGCGTCTTTGATGATACGAAACCGTCTTTGATGTACCAGAACAATTAAAAATTCGATTTAAAAAATCTATGATTAAGGGAGGAAAAGGACATTGTGGATAGAGGTTTTTCCTGTTGATTAACCTTGTGTGTAAGTCAACGTAGAACAGCATCACCGTTATGCGGACTTATGCACAATGGTTATCAACAGATTAGAAAAACCGTTGCGCAGCACTATCCACATTGTCCTCCGACCTGCTTTTAAAACAATTTGTATTGGAGGGTCACAGGTGAGTGTCACAGCTTTGAAAAACCAAAGAGAGAGGAACAGGAAAACCGCCCGCCCAAGATTTTGGGAAACCTGATAAGAAAATTATTGGGAAGATGACGAAGTAAGAGCGGTGAGACGAGTAAAGAGTAAAATTTTTATGAAACGATTCGAACGGCTAAGTCCTGTATTTTCAAAAACGATCTTAGAATATAAAGTAATAGTCGATTAGGGGGTTTGATATGATGTTTTTTGGTTTTGTTATGCTTTTTCTTGCAATATTTTCAGCATTTTTTCTTCATGCTCGAGATAAAGTATATGCTATGTAGTTGGCATTTTATTACACATCGAGTTAAGCCGGAGAGGTTTTCCCTGGCTAACACTAATTTCATAAAAACAATAACTTAGAGAATTTATAGTTTTTTACAAATTGGCAAAATATTACATTTAGTTTTCCTCTTTCTACATCTATTTATTTACTAAAATTTAATGTGACTGATTTCGTATAATGAATACGATTATGTTACTTCGCCCTCAATTTTATAAATAAAAAGCCTTATGTTTCAATGACTTAAGGCTTTTTATTTGTCAAATTTGCTAAAATCGCAGATGCACAGAGGGCGATTTAACATCAATCAACATTATACGAAATTTGTCATTTGAGGGGAGTCCACGTCTTTTAATGGTGGACTCTAGTCCGAAATTTCGGAATTTTCACCTTAATTATTCTGCGACAACTTTTAAAGTACCGCTTGCGCTAAGCTCAACATTGCCAATGCATTGTTCAAGAATGATATGTACAAGCTCACTTTCTTTGATAGGCATTAAGTTTCTATTTATCAATTGCTTATTTAGCTCAATGCATTTCTTCCTAAGCATTTCCTGTTCTTTATCGTTCATTCTTACCGTAATAGCCATTTTTTACACAATCTGTATTCAACTAACATGTAGCCAATAATACTTGTATACATGTAATTTGTACTTGCTATTCATGTGAACATGTATTAAATTCTGCCAAATGTAATATGTATACATGTTTAAAATGGGGCAGTATGTTAGATCATCTTTGCATAAACATTCCTTTTGATGCTTCGCATATTTCATGCGATAGCGAAGGGCGTTATGCATTTGTTGATTTTGACATACACAATTTCGAAATCGCTTTAGCATCTAGATCAGTTCATCGGAATGATGACGGTTCTATCTCCGCAAATGCTTTGTTCCATCCTTATGAAAGCCTACCGACTCATTACACTGGTATGGCTGTTAAAGTGTTTTTCGATTCCCATTACGAACCGTATGTTCAGATCAAGGCATCGCCTGCAAAGTTGTTACAAGGGCATAACGTCTTTGGAAGTGACAGCATAGAGCAGGGTGCTTTCGAAATGTTGGGCTACTTAGCTGAGGCTTATCCTGTTTTAGCTTCAATGATTCATGTCCCTAGTGCTTGGGTTTCTCACATTGATGTGACTTACTCAGCACGTGCTGGTGATCAAACGACAGCTAAAAAGATATTGGATTTTATAAGCAATGTTAGCAATGGCCAGACTCGCTTAAGTAATAAGCGATATGACAGTTCAACATATTGGGGCGGTCAGACTTCACGACTCATTAATCATAAGTGCTATCTAAAATATGAAGAATTTCTAGCACAATTTGAAAATCAGAAACTGCTTGCAAAGAAGAATGATAAAGCAGCTATGAGGGTCGTTGAAGTCATGTCCGATATTCGTTTAATTAACTGGACTGTCGGCTTATTACGCTTTGAATCACGTATGAAGAAACGCTGGCTTGAACGTAACAATATCCCGTCAAATCTCTTTGAATTGATCAAGTTACAACGTGATCAACCTAATCTTTTACAAGCACTTTGGACTAAAGCCACAAGTAGTATTTTTGATGCTCTAAGAGGTCAAACTATGAAAATTACAGATGATTCCAGTGTTTACCAAGCTATTTCCAATTCTCCAGTCGTACTGACTAGCAAAGGTAAACCATCACCAACCAAGATTCGTAACATCTTTGCCATGTTCTGTTTGATACGTGAAAAAGGCTTTGAAGAAGTTAAAACCACGTTTGGCAAATCCCAGTTTCATAACTTGATTTCACAGTTATGTGCATGTGGCTTTTCAAAGGGCTATTTGCAGAATCTTCACGACAAGAAGTCATCAAATGTCATTCCGTTCATGAAGCTCGTAGAGATCGACTTCAATCAACAACTGCCTGACTGGTACGAAGAACCACAGAGTCAGTTCAATTACAGAATTGCTTAAGGAGCATAGAAAATGAGCGCTATCGATCAACCGATTTTAACGATTGCAGGCATCCGTAAATCTGAGGGTAATTTCCAGTCAGATGGTAAAAATGTCGATTTTAGTAATACGGTCGTTACCGTTTTACAGCCGTTCACAGAAGAAGAAATTTCCAAGGGTGCAAACGGCATGAAATCGACTGAGTACAAGATCAAGGGTGCACAGTTTTACCACGATTACCAAGCACAGAAACTTCCTGCAGAAGCTCAATTGCTTTTCAAATTGGATGTTAGCCGTAAAGTTCCAGTAGCTCAGTTGGTGGCACTTGATTTTAGTTGTGGCAAAAAGCAACCGATTGGAGCTTAGGCAATGAAGTTTGTATTTATGCCTTATGCATTAGACCCATCAGCGCCATTTACTGATTCTTATTGGGAAAATCGCGGTTGTGAATGGTTCTGGTCAGATGATTACTTATTGTAAATCAAAGGCTTAATATATAACATTGCGTATAATGTATATTATGTTAAATAGCATATCCAAGACTGTGGCCTACGCAACTCAGTTGGTGCCACAGCTCAGCAACGTGAATCTGTAAAAATTATATTCACGTTGCTGAGTATCCTAATGAACATAATATACGTTATGCCGAAATCCGTGAGCTTTATAACTCTTCATCTGTAAAAATATCGGGAACGATAATAAAAATTACAGCCATAGTAAGAGCAACGCAGAAAGCCAATAAAAAATTATCAAAAGTAAAATATTGAGTATATTTAAAATCAGGATCAGAAATAAAAACTTTCTCAAACATAAAAAACACCCTATTTTGATTTAAATTTAGTCAATCGTAACCCGCATGTTATAA